CGATAGCCCCAGTGCCGCACGGAGTCCCATGCGCCGAACCAAACAGGTAAATCGGCTGGAATGTCAAGCAAAACTCCGCCCGAATTGTCGGAGTTGAAACATGGTGAAACAGATTTTACTGAATTTCACCCACCTGGACTAATTGTCGGGGGTCCGTGGTAGGCCCCCGGATCATGGTGGATATGGCGGCCCTGCCAAACCCGTACACGGAGGCATCGGTCACCCTGGAGGTAGCGGCGGCCTGTCTGGGTATGTCCAGGACCACCGCCTGGCGGGCCGTCAAGGCGGGACGGTTCCCAGTGCCGGTACTGAGCGGGTCCCGCGTGTCCGTGTTCCGCCTCTACGGGTACCTGGGCAAGCCACTACCGCCCAGGCCGCCGAACACTCCCAGGGTGATCACCCTGCATCCTCCAGAGTGATGATCCGGGGGCGGACCGCCGGGGCGGGGCGGTGGTCATGGCCCCAGGCGGCCAGCGTGGCGCCCACCAGGGGGGAGACTTCGGCGGCGGAGGTCCGGCGGCCCCACCCCCACCCGTCACCCATGGGCCGCCTAGCGGCTCCGGCCACCGCCGCGTCCAGGTCAGGCTCCGCCCGATGCAGGCACGTACGTGCCATGATCTTGTCATAGAACGATGCGCAGGCCGCCGTGTACTCCCGTGGCGCCACGGTGGTGATGGTCAGGCCCGCCCTGGTGGCCGCGTCCACCACCGTGGCCACCGGGCCGTCCGCCGTGGCCACGATGGCCGCCGGCTTGTTCGCGGACTGGATGGCGCGTAGCTCCGTGACGGCCCAGGTGACGCCAGGGCGGCACGCGATCACCTCCACCACCGGGAGGCCGCCGCGTCCCGTCCAGCAGGCCACCAGGGAGGTCCTGGACCTGTCCACGGCCACGTCCACCCCGATCACCGGCGGCCCCGGTTGCGGTAGCTCCAGCGGGGCGGCGGCGGCGGACCAGACACCCGGTGGGATGACCGCATCGGAGGTCACCTGCCAGATGTTCAGGAACTCCCGCGCGAACCCGGACAGGCCCATGACGGCCAGGGCGGAGCGGAGGGCGGCCTCGTCCGCCAGTCCAGCGGCCAGGCCAGGGTGGACGCGGCGCCAGACGGCGGGGTCCGTGGGGTCATCGTCCTGGTCCGCCCCGTACTCCAGCAGGGCGATGCCTGGGGTACCGACGCGGGCCAGGTCCAGGTACCGGCGGAGGTAATCGGATTTCGTGGTCCCCGCCGTCCCTATGAGGATCAGCTGGCGGCGCCGCCTGGTCTGCATCGTCGGAATGATGGTCTGGTCCAGTGCCCGCCCTTGGGTTTCGTCGATCTCCTGGGCCTCGTCCACCAGGATCAGGTCCAGGGCGGAGCCACGGAGGGCGCCGTCCTTCGGGGGGAATGCCTTTAGGAAACTCCCGCGCTGGAAGGTCATGCGCTCCGTACCGGCGGACCGGCGGGCGGACACCACCTGGGCCAGCGGGGTACCCGCTAGCTCCGCCATGCGCTCCTGGAAGCGTTCCGTGGTCACGTGGCCCGTCTGGGCCGTGTACGCGGCGCGGTAGTCCGGGTGTTGGATGCACCGACCCTGGGCCAGGTCGAAAACGAAAGTAGTCTTCCCCGCCTGCCGGGGAACCATGATCACCCCCACCTGGTGCACGTACGTGCCATCGGGGTGCATTTCGCCCAGGAGGTCCCCGGCGGCCCGTTGCCACGCGTTCCACGGGCGGCGGTGCGCATGGGCCACAAAGGCTCCGGCGGCGCCGTCAGTCGGGCGGGACAGGTCCCGTGGGGTCGCCTGCCTCGGAGGCACGGAACGCGGCAATGGCTTCGGCGAGAGGGTCATTTCCGGTGTCATCTGCCGCTCCGAATAGGTCCACCCGGCAGGCCCGGTACTCACTGGATAGCTGGACGTAACCTGGTGTGCCGCCACGATTCTGAGTGCGGGCCGCGTTCGCCGCGTCCAGCCGGTCCGCCAGCGACTGGGCCAGGACAACCAGGTCAGGCTCCCAGTCCGCGCCCTCCAGTTGCGCCATGCGGGCGTCCAGGGCCGCCCGGATGGGGCGCCCGGCGGCGGCACTGGTTCCGCCCAGGGTGAACAACGGTTCAGTCATGGCGGCCTCCTGGTTGCGAACGGGTCCCAATAAGGGTATGGCCCGCCACCGTCACTAGGACGATGGCGGGCCATCTAGTCAGGTTCTGTCAGGCGGCCTTCGCGGCCTTCGCCCCGGCGGCGCCGGTGATCGGCGGGAGGCCCTCATTGGAGCGGAACCGTACCTGTTTCATCTCCGTTCCGGCCAGCCACGCATTCCACGCCTTCACCACGTACACCCACTGCTGGTTCACCCCGCGAATGGGACTGGTGTCCTGAATCCAGCGATTCCGCAGGACCAGGCGCGGGTCACCCTTCGCCAGGGCCTCGCCCGTCTCCAGGCCGGACAACCAGAGGGAAGCCTTATCCGGGTCCACGTTCCGGCTGGCCAGGATGTGCACCGCCATGAGCGGGACGGAGGTGATCCGGGCCGCCCGGCGGATGGCGGTGATCTGCGGCGCCACCAGTTGGTACTCCGCATCCGCCGCCACCTCATCCAGGATTTCCTTGTTCGTGATCAGTGCCCTGGTGTAATTCAGCCGGCCCTCCGGGTTCAGCCGGAAGGCCAGGACTGCGCGGGCGGCGGCCGCGATGGTGCTACCCCACGGGCCTTCCACGAATTGTGCGGCCTGCCGGGTCTTCCCCGTGTCCACCAGGGAGAACACGGTGGGATCGACCCCGCGAGCGATGACTACCGCAATAGTGACCCCGGACTGGATCACCGCCGCGCACCGATGCTGGCCATCCATGAGGGCGCCGGTGGTGTCAATGATCAGCGGCTGAGGGTTCAGCAGGTACTCACCCGCCGCCATCGCACGGGCCAGCCTGGTCACGTGCAGTTTCGTGATCTTCCGCTGGTGCTCCGGCGTGTTCGCCAGTAGCTCCGCCGCCAGCGCGGGGGTGAGGTCCACCTGGTCATAAGTGATCATGGTCGGCCGCCTCCCAGCGGCCATGGCAGGGTGGAAGGGGGACCGCGTAACCCCTGCCCGGGTGCGCGGTCCCCCCAACGGTAACATTTACTCCCCAGAATCGCGGACTAAACCGGCGGCGGCGGCCCGCTGGTGGTCAATGCCGTTCTCCACGGCGGAGCCGCCCACCGCGTACCAGGTCCCCGTCCACCCGCACGAACAGACGGCCCGGGCGGCGGTGCCATGGGCGGCGGGGCGCCGCTCCAGGTGGCACAGGTGCGGCATGGGGCCGGTCACTCGCCCTCCTCCTCGTCCAGGTCCTCCGTGGTGAACGTAACGGCGGCGGCGGGGTCCAGGCCCGCCAGGGTGGCGCCCAGATTGCGGGCCAGGCGGGCGCCAGCGGCTCCCTGGGCCACCAGGACCGCCTCCAGACAAGGCCAGCAGACCACGGCGCCCTGGTCCCAGGCGGAGCGGCTCATGCGGAGTTTCCGGTCACATGTCGGGCAGGACGCGGCCACCCCGTTGTTATTGGATTTCCGGCCGGTGGCCTCTTTCCGGGACTCCGCCCGGCGGGTCACGGTGATGGTGGCCAGGCGGGTGAGGGAGGTCAAGTAGAGGGTGCGGGTGGCATCGGTCAGGGAGGTATCGGACCATCCGATGGTGCCCACCTGGGCCGCGTCCAGGCCCACCTCCTCCGCCAGCTTGCGAAACTCCGCATTGTGGTAGCGGCCACCGCGTGAGGTGTCCTTGATTCCCCGGAGGAACGCCAGGGCATGGGCGGCCTCGTGGAGGAGCGTGCCCAGGACCCGCTCCGGGTCGTTGACAATCTCACCGGCCACGAAGATTTCGTGGTGGGTGTCCTGGTCCTCCTCCCAGCGGCCCGGCGCGAAATGACCCTGGTTCATAAGGGTCCCGGCGGTGACGTGGGCGGTGCCGGAGGACACCACGATGGCCACCGGCGGTAGCTCCGGGTGGCGGCGGCGGATGGTTCCCCACACCCCTTCCAGTGTCACGGTGACGGGACTGGTGACCTTGCGGGGGGCGACGCGTTCGGCGGTGGCCATGGTTGACTCCTGGTGGTGTTGGGGGGGGCGGCGGCTCCGCCCTCCCTGACATCCCAAACTATGCCACGTACGTGCCAGACTGTCCAGGGTGACCTCCGTCTCACCAGTCGGCGGAGCTTCCTGGCTGGGGTGGCTCGCATCAGATTGGCTGCCCGTAGGTGTCGCATTCGAAGCATGGCGCATCGGTGCGGTGCAGGATGCCGTCCAGTTGCACGGTGCCCCCTGCGAAGCGTCTGGGGTAGCCCCTGCATGTGCAGCGCTGCGCTCGAAGCCAGTAGCGAATTCGGTTCCATGTGCCTGCCATGGGGTTGATTCTGCCGAACAGCGCGGTGAGGAGCCACCGCCAGACCAGGAGCCACCAGGTCACGGAATGGCCGCCGCCGGGTCGTCATCCAGTTGAATCTGGCAGGCATACCGAACATGATTCAATTGCCCGCTATCAACCTCGATAATGTCGGGGGAATAGGTCCCCGCCTTCTGGTTGGCGGACAGGGAGTCAGGATTCCCTATGTAATAGAATCGGCGGCCACCCACGCTGGCCGCGTAGATTTTTCCGTCACCGCCCGCGATTTTAAGTAGCTGCAACATGTCATCGTCCTCCTGGATGGGTAATGGTTCCGGGGTGGGTTCAGGCTCCGGCGGGACAGGCCCCGGAGCGGGCAGGGTGGCCGCGATGTTAGCGAGAGTGCTTGCGCCGACGCATATCTCGAAATGCATTTCATCGTATCCGTGTAACCAGTCCACGGCGCCCTGGACCTCGTCAAGAATGGCGTATATCTCGCCCTCCTGGGCATTAGTGAATGTGCCACTACTGCCATTAGGATGTAAGGGCGCATTGATATCTATGGCGGTGCCGGAGGCATGGCAGGACAATTGATTGGGATTATTGGCATTAGCCTTAAACGTATAGCCCCAATCCCATCCCTCTATTACCGCCTCCACCCGGTAATGGAATTGTGAGGCCACGTAGGCCATGACGGTGGCCACGTCACCCGATTTGATTCCGCCGGGGAACGGGAGGCCCACCAGGTCACCGAACGGGACGATGCCGATAGCGTTTTTGTCGGAGTTCGCGGGCCACCCGTTGTAGCTGCTACCGCTGGCCATCGTCCCGCCTCCACTCCTCCAGGCGGCGCCGCGCGCGGCGGCGGGCCTCGTCCGCCGTGTACGGGCGGTGAGGCCGCTCCTGGCCATTCACGGGCGGCTCCCCGCGCGACTGGACCAAGGACGGGGTGATCCGGTACGGAAGGCGGCTAGGCGCCCGCTGGTTGTCTGTCATGCGCTCGTGATACCAGGAGGCACCGACACCCCGAAGGAGCCACGCGGCCACCAGGAGGGCCGCGCCCCAGGCCAGCAGGTCCGGGGACCCCATCACCGGACCGCCTCCTCACGGGCGGCCAGGTACCGCTCCAGGTCCGCCCGGTACTGGTCCGCCATGGCGTCCAGTTCCGCCGGGGCGGCCTCCGGGTGGGCGCCGGGGAGGTAATAGCGGCGGTAATTCTCCACCGGGTCCGAATTCGGCACGCGGAAATGCTGGAATTCCGGGGCTGCCATTCTTTTGGTGACCTCGTCCAGAATTCGGGTTAAATGGTGATCGAATAATCCGGTCCGAATGCACACCATTGTTATCATGGCCGCCTCATGCTCTTTATTAATAACGGCCGCGGCCGCATTTTCGTCCATTTTGGGGAATTCCTTTGTTTATTGGGAATGGCGGGGCGGAAACCGTTTTTCTGGGCCTGGGAACACACAATCCGTAGGCGTGGCTACTGGAGGTTAGCGGCTCTAAAAGCGGCCCGGAGGCGCAGACGGCGGGGCCTGGTCCGCCGCCGCCGGGCGCCGGTGGGTGACGGGGGGTGGGGGGGGTGGGGGGGCGGTACATCTCCCCAGTTCTCCGTCACTGTGACCCATCTCACACCGTCAGTTGCGGCTGGCCAGTTGGTCAGCCACCGCCGCCCAGGCCAGGTCCAGGCGGGCGGCCAGGCTGGCGGCCAGTACCTCCAGCACCGTGGCCACCTGGTCCCCCGTCACGTCAGGTAGCGGGGCGCCCAGGTCCACGTCCAGGAGGAGGGCCTCCTGGTCAGCAGGGCAGGCGGACACGGTGATGCGGAGGAGCGGGTGATGGCGGTGGGGGTGGGGGTCCTGGTCTGGCATGGCGCTCCTATCGGGTGGTGGTGGGTAGGTCCAGGTCCTCCGGCTGGACGGTGGTGACCTGGCCGCCGGGCAGGGTACGGGTCACGGTGGGCCACGGTGGATGGGTGGGCGGCGGGTCCTCCCTGGCGGACAGGAGCATGGCCACGGCCAGCGCCACGGCCAGCACGGCGGCCAGGACCAGGAGCCAGGTGACGGCGCGGTGGAGGCTCCGCTCCAGCCTGGCCATGGTCATGCCTGCCCCCACTGGCGGGACGGGTGGATGACGCGGCCCACCGGGCGGGGCCTGTTCCCCCTGGATGAGTTGCAACTCAGGCACGCGGCTACTCCGTTCTCCAGGTCCCACGGGTCACCGCCCAGGGAGCGGGCCACCACGTGCTCCGCCGTCGTCGCCCACCCGCCGCACCAGGCGCAGATGTGGCCGTCCCGCTCCAGGATCGCGCGGGTGTAGCGGGTGGCGCGCCACCCGCCCCAGTCTCCTGACACGTACGTTTCACCTCCGGCGGCGGCGGACTGGCCATGGGTCCGTGACGGCGGCCCTGGAGACGATGGCGTCCACGATGCCGTCCGCCAGGTCCTCCGCCGCGTCCTCCTCCAGGTCCAGGGTGACCTCACCCATGGCCACCCGGATGCGGTCCCGTTCCCCGATGCCTGGGGACCAGTACTCCGCCACGATGGGCTGGATGCGGTCACCGTCCACGGTGAGGGTGAATCTATTCACTGGTCCTCCTTCGGCCGCTCATGGCGTCCTGGGCGGCCATGCCAGGCCCTCCAGGCCCGCCGGACCAGACGCCAGATGAGCCAGGCGCCCAGCGGGTGGTCCGACACGGCCCGGAGCGTCCCACCTGGCACCGACAGGCGGTCATGTCATGTCCCCGGCGGCGCGCTTGCGCACGTCTGGTTGCTCGAACATCCCTGGGTCCTCCTCGTCCTCCGCCTCCGGCGCCGGCTGGCCGCTGGCGGTGACCAGGCGCAGCTGGCCGCAGAGGTGGTCCACCGGCTTGCCGTTCAGCTTCGCGGCCAGCTTGGAGCCGCTGGCGTCCACCGTCAGGCGGGTGTCCAGGTAGACCGCGATTTCCTGGACGGAGCCGCAGTCCGGGCACTGGAGATTCAGGAGGTACGTGCCGCACGCAAGTACCGGGGTATTTCCCATCATTGCGTCCTTTGTGTGGATGGATTGTGGACCAATTTTGTGGATGAAACGGCTTGTCTCGCAACGTTTTCCGTGCCACGCGCGTTACTTACGTAACGATTACTCCTCCCGGAGTAATGCTTTTGTCTTTAGTTTTACTACAAATACGAAGTATTTGTAGTTGTAGTTGTTTTTAGTGCGGCCCTCACCAGGGCAGGCTCCGCCGCGCGGTGACGTGACCTCCGCCAGCGCGTGTTTCACCACGGGACGGGGCGCGCGCCCCACCGCCGTGGTGGTCCAGCCGTCCAGGGTCAGGCGCGGCCCCCTTCGGGGTTTCGGACGTGCCACTGGGCGGCGCGGATGACGCGCTCCTGGTGGTCGGTGCGCGGGGGCACGTCTGGTTGCGGCGGTCCGGCGGTGGCCCAGGGCGAGGCCCAGGAGCACTCACAGACGGCCCTGGAGCGGTCCGTGGTGGCTTGGATGGTCACGCGGTGAGTCAAGGTGTGTCCTCCGGCATCGGGGCCGGTGGCGCCCGTATGGTGGGCGGACCGGCGCGGTGTAGCGCGCTGAGACTTCGGGCCGCTGGTAACGGCGCCGGAGCCACTCGAACGTAGGGCGCGTCGGTCCGCATGAGCGGGAGGCGCGCCCTACGCCGCGCTGGTGGGGATTCTGTCCACCCCGTCAAACATGATCTTTACCTGAACATGTCGGAGCGAATGCTCTCATACGGTGACTATCCGGACACGGCGGGTGACTCCTCTGGCGTGTCGCTCATCTGGCACTCCTGGCCGCACTCCCCGCACCAGATGACGGTGCCCGGCGGGAGGGTGGCGCCAGGGAGCATCCCTTTCGGAATGCCATTCTCCGTGCAGTCCGGGTTAACACAGGTGGCTGTCATCAGTACCCCATCACCATTACGTCCATCACGGAAAAGACATTCGGCACGAATGTGCGGGCCGTCACGTCAACCAGGTTGAACCAGACGGTGCCTGGCGGCGGCCCGGTGGACGCACGGTTCCAGGAATAGCCATAGGCGGTGATTTGTGGGTTTGCCTGTCCCATGATCACCGTTTGGAAGGGCACAGGAATGGCTACCCCGCCCTGGGAATTCGTGGTGTAGCCGCCGGAGGTGGCCCAGGTGGTCAGCGCCACCCCCGCCGGGGTTTTCGCGGACCTGGCGTCCACCGCGTCCGCCAGGGCCTTGATGGCGTTGTCCCCGTCCCGGACCGGCGCGGTACCGTCCGGCCAGGGCAGGCCGCTGGGTGTTGTTCCCATTGTCGTTGTCTCCTAAGGGGTTTCGGGTGGGCCTACGCCTGACAGGTCGTCCCAGGTGATGGCGGGGTCAAACTGGTCCCAGGCCCAGTCCGGCGGTAGCTGGTCCCAGGTCACGGACTGGCCCTGGGCCAGGCCGGAGGACACCGTCAGGGCGAGAGTCCAGGCCCCGGCGGTGTAGTCGTAGGCTCCGCCCTCCACGTACAGGGGGAGTTCGTCCCGCCCGGTGGGGGTCCAGTCCGGGAGGTCCTCCAGGACCAGGGGGCGCCCTATCCGGGTGGTCCCGTCCAACAGGGCCAGGGCCTTTGTCACGTACGTTGCGTCCAGGTTGTCCTGGGTGGCGGTGTTCCAGGTGAGGCCGTTCACCCGCCAGGTGGAGGACCGAAGCCGGCCCAGGAGTTTGTCGGCCACCAGGAGCGCGTCCGCCTCCGCCACCAGGATGGTGGACACGGACAGGCGGCGGGTGCCGAGCGAAGCCTCCAGGACGGGGTCCACGGTGGTCACCGTCCGCTGGGTGGGGGCGGGGTAACCCTTGTCGTCCAGGGTCTGGTCCAGCCACTGGACGGCGGCCCTGGTGACCACGTCGGCGGAATCCTGGACCCATTCCACCGGGTCCCGGAGGATGTCACAGGCAGACAGGTGGACGGCGCCGGTGACCTGGGTGGTGGGCACCACCCGGATCACCCCGTCAGCGCCCTTGTGGAGCACGAACAGGGCCGCCCTGGTGGCAGGATCTTCTACCCACAAGTACTGGCCCGTGGTGGCGTGTACGGCGGGCCAGCAGACCCCGTCCACGGACTGGGCCAGGTCCTGGAGGAGGCCCATGGCCTGCTGGCGGTCCACGTCCATCCAGGACACCGTCAGCGGCTCCAGGGCGGCCCCGATAGTGGCCGTGACGGGGGCGCCGGACAGGCCCAGGATGCGCCGGAAACGATCGCCCATCGGCTCCGCCGCCCATGGCACGTCCGCGATGTCACGGTTGCCCAGGTCAGCCGTCAGGTCCACCGCCGCCGCGTCCAGCAGGACCGCCCCGGCGCCGTCGTCCCAGGACGCGGTCATGTCCGACACCCGCCCGTCGAACACCACCACGGACTGGAGCGCGCCCTCCGCCGGAGCCATCACCACCACGTCATCCAGGTACGTACGTGCCAGGTCATCCCAGGTGGTGTCCAGGTAGGTACCCGCCACGGTGTCCCAGGTGATGGCGGGGTCCACGTCATCCCAGGCCGGACCGGTGGGGTAGATGCGGACCCCGACCCCGACCCACACCCCGGCGGGCGGGACCACCGTCAACTGGAGCACGTGCCAGGCACCGTCCCCGACGACTCCGGCCGCCGCGCCCACCGGGTGCGTGGCGGCACTGACCCAGGGTCCGCTGAACCAGACGGGGGTGACCTCCGCCCATCCCCCGACGGGTACACGGAGGGCCACCCCCACCGCCCACCGCTGGCCAAAGTCACTGGTGGGGACCAGGTCCCAGGCGGTGGGGTCCGTCCCGGCGGGCACGAACGGCGCCGGGGGAATCGTCACGGTGACGGCCCTGGCCGCGTTCAGCGGCTCCACCAGGACCCCGTGGGTACCCGTGTGCGCCTGGGCGGCGGTTACCACCGCCGTCCCGTTGTCCACGGCCAGCGGCGGGGCGGAGCCCACCGCCGCCGCCTCATAGGACGGGTCCGCCACGATGGACACCGTGGGGTCCGGGTACACCACCGCGTCCGCCACCACCCGCACGGCGGAGCCGACCCGGACCACCTCCGCGAAGCCGGCGGACCCGTTGGGGTCGGTCAGGCTGAATGAGCACGCGGCGGGCGGCGGTTGCTCCACGGTGGTGGCGCGGCCCCAGGTCACGGTGAGGCCGGACAGGGCCGCCGGGGCGGCGGGGTCCTCCCCCGCCTGGCCGTCCGCCACCCGCACCCCGTCAATCCAGAGTTGGCACGTAAGTGGCGTTGTCATCGGGCGGCCAGGACGGAGGGGGCCAGCAGGCGGACCCCGTGGCGGCGGCGGTCGTCGGCGGCCAGGACGGACCGGACCTGGCGGGCCACGGCCACCGGGTCCAGGGCGCCCTGGATCACGATGGTTGTCCCGTTACCGGAGGTGGCGGTGGCCACCGGCGCGGCCAGCAGGCCACGGGAGGCCAGGCCCGCCGCCGGGGTCCAGTACGCGGTGGCCGCCGCCGGGGGAGCGTCCGCTCCGAACAGGCCCCCGATCACCGGCAGGCTGGCGATCTTGGAGGCCAGGTTACTGGCGAAATCTATTGCCCCCTGAATGGCGGACATAATCGACTGAATGGCGTTTTTCACCACGTTAATCGGCCCCATGATCAGGTTCAGCGCGGACTGGGCGGCGGAGCTAATGGCGGACCAGACACTACTCCCAATAGATTTAATCGCATTGAATGCGCTGGACGCGGTGGACACCAGGGAATCAATGATCCCGGAAATGGCGGAAATGGCGGACGACGCAATGGACCGAATCGAATTGAATACGGCTTCACCGGCTGATTTAATACCATTCCAGGCGGCGGACGCGGTGGCCAACAGGGAATTGATAATGGAGCCGATACCGCCGATGACGGCGGCCACGGTGGAGCTAATGGAATTCCAGGCGGAGGAGGCCGCGGAACTAATGGAATTCCAGACCCCGGTGGCCAGCGATTTGAGGGAATTAAACAGGTTCGTGACCACGGACACGGCGCCCGAAATAACCCCGGTAATGGCATTCCAGACGGCGGACGCGGCGGAGCTAATCGCATTCCATGCGGTGATGGCGGCGCCCGAGATCGCTTCCCACATACCGATAACGGCGGCCCGGAAGCCATCGGACGTATTCCAGAGGACCACCAGGCCAGCGACCAGGGCCGCTATGGCGATAATCACCAGGACCACCGGGTTAGCGGCCATGATGAAATTGAATGCGGCCATGGCGCCATTGACCACCAGAATGGCGGCGG